ATAATCCAACTTCTTCTGCTAAGTCTTTGATAAATGTTTTTTCAGCATCATCTTCACCGATATCACCAAACTTCCATGGATTTCGTTTATCGCCGGTATCATATTTTAAAACCAAAGAACCAGCTGATGCTGCTGTTATTTTTAACTCACAACCAGCTTTTACCTTTTTATGTTCTAACATTAAATCTGGTTGATCATGACCAGCTCCAGCAGGAACAAAAGATTTAGGCACTAAACCCAAAGGCTTTAGAACATTTGCAGCATTAATTTCATATTGAAAACCTTGTTGTGCAGCCATTTGAACCCCAAATAAAAATATTTATCTAATTATCTGAATATCTTTTCCTGAGGTCCACACTTCAAGTTCATTGCGTAAACGGCCTTCCGATTTCAATGTGTCGTATCGATTCGATGCTTTATTTCGCCACCATCCAATCAAATTTACCAAATGATGTTTTTCATAGTTTTCGCCAGGAATAAGCATGTCCGACTTACAGTTAACATAATCCACCATATTTTTATAACCATAGTCACTGATATAATATCTTTTCTGTTCTGTCAACCCCTTAGCCTTCTCAATCGTTGCTTGGAATGAGCCGCCTTCAGAAGTACCTTTGAGTGCTGATTTGGTGAGAGCAATAATTCTCATGGTAGTTTTTAGCTTCTTACTGGAAGCATCCGGATCCACAATATCACCAATCTTGTCTTCCACAAAATTTCTCAAATCTTCGTATGGCTTTCCGTGCATCAACGGCACAAAATCTGAATCAGTCAATCCTTTATAACGAATATATGGTTTCAAACCATCATATTGTGATACTGTCTTAGAACTACCATAGAGACTTGTGGTTTCAAACAAACAAAAATTCATTCCATACTTCTTGTTAATGATTTCGCGTACTTCATGTGAAGTGCAAATAAGTGCAAGAAGTTTACCACCAAGATAATTATAACCGAATGGTTGTGAAGGAACAATTACAAAACCCATCATGGCAGAATCATTGAATTGTTTTGCCCATTCTGGTTGTTGTGTAAAAACCTGACCGAGCATTTCGTTTCTCGGCTTCATGTTAATAACGGGTGAACCGAGTCGAAGAAAACCAACAAATTTATTTGTATTTGTTTCTCTGACAGCCAAACGAATCTGTCGACCAACTGGCGCAACATTAATATGTGATGATGTGATATTGAGTAATGTTTCCCATGTATCTTGTGCAATTTCACACACTTCAAAATTCATATCTGATGGATGAATCGCAAAATTTGAAAACAAATCATCTTCAATCGGAAAAAGTGGATTAGTCGGTATCTCCGATAGAGATGCCAACTTTTGATCCTTCATGTATTCATCGATGCGATTAAAATTACCAAAATAATTTTCAAAAACTTTGGCACAATATAAAGCGTCATCAAACTTTAAATGCACTGAACTTGTCCTTCTTTGTGTTTCTTTCTCGGTCACCAAATGTGTTTAATGGTTTATCGGTAATTCCAGCATCCGCCAAACCATTTTGTGCTGATTGTTCAACATCATATAATCTCATTTTAGACCTGTCAATACCTAGAGCAAATCTTTTGAATTGTGTTGGATCTGAATAACGATTCTTCAATTGTTTGACCATAATTTGCCCAAGTTCTTCCAATTCCTCTGACGAAACTAAAGCAAACATCATATCAGCAGTTGCTGGAAGACCAAACGATTCTGATGTATCTTCCAAACCAGGATCACTACTTGTAAATCCTGATCGTGTAGTTTGTGTAGCAGATACAATAGGAACATTGAACTCAACTGCTAGACCTCTAAGTTCTTCAGCAATCGATTTAACATATGTGTATGAATTAATATTTGAACCTGGTTTAATACGGGAAGAACAACAGATGTTAAGATAATCGACAAAGATAATATCTGGTACAAAAGACTTTTTTAGATTAAGTTCATTCAAAAGTGTTCTGAAGTGTGTAACTGATGCTGATGCTGTTGGGTACTCTTTGATGATTAATTTACCAACAACTTTATCTTTGATTCGATTAATTTTTTTATCATATAAATCTTTTGGTAGTTCAATCAATTCATCAACTGTGACATTCAAAAGATTCGCGTCAATACGTTCTGCAATTTTTTCTTCAGCCATCTCAAGGGTGATATAAAGTACATTTTTACCCAAAGATAGACACGAAGCGGCAACATGACACATAAAGAGAGACTTGCCCACACCGGTACCAGCAAGAGCAACATTAAGAGTTTTGGCAGGAAGACCACCTTTTGTAATCTTGTTGAAGTATTCCAGGTCAAATGGGATTCTTTCTTCTTTTCTGTGGTAGAAGTCATATCGTTCATCTGAATTCTCCAAATAATCGTGGCCAACTGAATTGTCGAAACTTACTGCTAAGGCGTCCGATAGTATCTTGGGAATCGAACCTTTGTCGTTTGTTTTGTCTTTTCCATCGAGAATAGAAATAGACCCCAATACTGCATTGTAGATAGCTTTTTCCTGACAAAACTTTTCTGTCTTGTCAACAAGCCATTGAACCTGGGATTTTTCTGATGCAGTCTTTTCAATTTCTTTAAGATAAGATTCACATCTCTCCACTTCATCATTTGTGAGATTACGCCTCTCTTTGACGGCCAATTCAATTGCTTCAATCGATGGCGTGTTATTGTAAGTCTGTACGAACGATGAAATTTCATTGAATATAGTTTTATCTGTTCTATCGGTAAAATATTCTTCTTTTAGAAAAGGTAGGACTTTCCGTAAATATTCTTCATTGTAAACTAGGTTTTTCAGTATCGTCTGTTCCAGTTTCATCAATAATTTCCTGTTCAATATTGGATGACATGAGCTCTACGAGAAGGTCGCCTATGTAGTTTTTGAACTTCTCATCTTTTTCCATCTTTGATGGTTTCGCGTTTGTTGATTCTATCACATCATACGCGAAAAGTAAATATACGGAATCGTTTTCTTCCTTAAATTTAACTTTACCGTATTTAAAAACAGTATCTTTATAAGGACCTTCCAGTAGCTTTATGTGTACCAACGAACTATCATTTTTCGGATAAATGAAACAGTAGTCTATACCTTCAATCATTTTCTTCCTCCACTTCTTCTGGTCGCAGAATATCTGTGGAAGCGACTCGATATTTACTTTCTACAAATTCGTGGAAGGATTTATCACTTAGTACTGGCAACCAAAATTCTTTAGTTTCAGTATCTTTAATTCGGTGTTTTTCACCAACTTCTCCGGTCTCTTGATTAACTTTTGCATACCAACCATTGGTTGGTTTTACGACATGACCAGATTCAAGTGCGAGGTCAAGTAAACCGGACCATTTACTAATACCACCCTCAAATGAGACAGAAACAGGTATCTTTGATTTCTCTTTTACATAACGTGATTTTTCTACATTGATAATAAAGTTGTAACCGGTAATTTCTGTACCTTCTTTTTCTTGTTGTCGACCAATAATAAAAATATTATCAGCAGAATAGTAAGAACCTGTTCCACCACCGACAATATCTTTCGGAAACATACCGATTTCTTTGTATGTATGGTTCACAACAATCATTGGAATATCCTTTAAAGAAAGGTGTGGTGTTACCATACGGAATAAACTTTTAACTTGTTTTGCTCTAGACATATCCGCAACAGATTTTTGTTCCAAAGCATCTTCGACTTCTTTCTTTGATGCAAGATTACCAATAGAATCCACAACAATAATTAACCTGTCTCCCCGTTCTAGGTTTGTTAATTGATTCATAATATCAAACTTCAGTTGTTCTATATCGGTGATTGGTGTATGCAAAACACGATTGGTATCGATACCAAATGAATCAAAGTAAGACTGAGGAGTACCAAATTCACTATCATAAAATAGTAGAGCGGCATCATCATATTTCTCCAAGTAAGATTTTGCCATCAACAGACTAAATGCAGTCTTGAAGTGCTTTGATGGTCCCGCCCACATGGTCAGTCCTGGTGTCAATCCACCACTCAATCGACCAGAAAGTGCCACATTTACAATGGGCACAGGAGTAGGAATCATATCTTTCTCATTGAAAAACTTCGATTGAGACAGAATAGCTGAATCTTTGATACTACTATTCTTTTTAATTTTATCTAGAATGCTCATGTTTAATCCTTATGAAAAGAAATCTTCAATCGAATTTGTTTTCTCCGCAGACCAATTCATACAATCAAGAATTACTCTAATCGGTTCCAAAAACGATTTTTCAAATTGTACATCATAATCAATATATTTGTCAAGACCAAATTCTTTTGGTAATCTACCAGGATAAGAAATTACCATATCTTTGAAATGATTGGGCATTTTTAGATATGTGAATTTGATTTTTTCACCTTCTTGAATGAGAGGATATTTCTTTGTTAATTTCATCTCTTTCAGATAATGATTATATAGAATTGCACCCTTCACATGAATCGGT